CCTTATGTACCTCTCCAGATGTACAGAGCGATTGGTCAGGATACATTCCAACCACGTATCGGGTTTAAGACTCGTTACGGAATGGTTCTTAACCCATTTGCTAAGGGACTAACTGCACTTTCAGATTCCGATCCACAAGCTGCAGGTAACCTCAACGCTAACGCCTACTACAGACGTGTAAGAGTTGCAAACCTAATGTGATCCAACTGGATATACATTCTTTCAAAGAGACCCTACGGGGTCTCTTTTTTTGTCTAGGTATAAACTCGTAGGCATTAATTTTGGCTAAAATGTATCGGTAAATACGGTCCTTATATGCATACATAGTAGTAGAATTAGGATAAACAAGATGAACCCAAACTTCTTTGTTATTATTTGTTCAACCTAAATGGAGGTGCATCATGCACAACATAGTCTCACAGAATCAACTAGGCAGTTGGAATCGTATCGATAGTAGTATGAGAACTTTAAGCGAACATGACGCTGATATAAATCCGATCGACGATTATTTTGAGTGTCTCATTGAGTGTGAAGACTTACCCGCTTCATGCAAACGCATATGTAAAACCGTATTGGAATAGAACTATGCACTGAAAACTTAATAGTTTGAGAGGGTCTAAATAATATGACCCTCTTTTTTTATGCATGGATGCTATCACGGGTTTTCTTCATGAGTATTTGAGTACCTTTGATGCTAATGAGATAACGAAGATTAAAGATTGGGATTACAATTACTTTGGTGTACCTGACTTCCATCGAAAGGTCATGTACAAAGAAGGACAGTTCCAATGTGAGTTATTGAACTGGCCACCTCATGCAATAATTCCAGAGCATGTCCATCCAGACATAGACAGTTACGAAGTTTATATACGTGGTAAGATTGGATTCAGTCATGATGGATATTGGATAGATAACCACCCAGAGGTAAAAGAGATATGTAAGTTTGTCCATGACTACTTTACCCTACGTGTATACCATGATGATATACATGGAGCATTCATGGGAGATGATCGTTCAATGTTTATGTCAGTGCAACACTGGCAGAACGGTGTTAAACCTAGCACTGTTGGTGAGAACTACATAGGAGCTGTTGATGGTGTACTAGGTGATGGATATAATATTGATGATGTAGAAGGACAGAGCACTAGAGGTAAGAACAAATCTTTATCTTTCCTTGATGCAGCACATAAAGAAACAGAGATGCCAGACTTTAGTGACATGAGATTCCAGATCTTTGACAAGATACGTGATCCTGAAAAATTTTGGCTAGGATAAATAATACGGAGACCTGCGTGAACTAATGGCTAACCAAGGAGTATTCTCACCAACCAATCAAAACTTTTTATCTCCTGTAGGTTTTAAGTTCCTTTTGAGTAGAACGCCCAATGTAGATTTTTTCTGCCAGTCGGCTTCTATTCCTGACATCAGCATTGGTGTAAGAGATATAACAACACCAGTAAAGGACTATCAAGTTCCTGGTGATAAGATGACTTTCGGTGATCTTAATTTAAAATTTCTAGTTAATGAAACTCTTGACAACTACTATGAAGTCTATAAGTGGTTGAGGGGGCTTAGTAGTCCTAAGACTCCAATCGAGATGTATCAGTACCTAGATAAGGAAGTAGATGAGAAGGGTAGACCTGATAGATTTGATAAGACAATGAGCGATGCTCGTCTTCTGATTCTAAACAGCAACTATAACGCAACGTCTATCATTAACTTCTACAATATATTTCCAACTAGTTTAACTACATTGGAATTCGATGCATCTGCTACGGACATCAATTACTTCACAGCAGACGTTAACTTCAAGTATACACTGTACGAGATCACAGATAGTAAAGGGATTAAAGTATGAATCTAGACACCTTGAATGACATGTGGGAGAAAGACTCACAACTAAATGATGAAAAATTAGATCATGACAGTTTAGAGATCCCCAGATTACATGCTAAATATTTAAGACTTTACAACACATTCACCACCCTTCGGGATCAAGGTGAGTTTGATTGTAAACGTACCTACCGAGATAGGTGGGAGTACTATACTGGTAAAGCGGAGAAACCTTTTCAACTTAAACTCATCAAGACAGATGTACCAATATATCTGGAAGCTGATGAAGAATATTCTAAATCCGTTCTTAAGCTAAAGTACTATAACCAAATGGTCGAGGCATTGAAAGCAATTCTACAAGCGATCAATAACCGTTCATTCTATATTAAAAATGCAATTGAGTTTGCTAAGTTCCTGAAAGGTTATGAAATCTAATGTTATTATTCAGAAGAAGAACGAAGTCTATCTAACAATTGAATGTGAACCTCATGTAGGTCACGAGCTAGCAGACGAGTTTACTTTTGAGGTGCCTCAAGCCAAGTTCATGTCAGCGTACAAGAAGAGGTTTTGGGATGGGAAAATTAAATTATTCTCCCCAGGTACAGGCGAGATTTATGTTGGTCTTCTCCCTTATATTACTTCGTTTTGCGAAGAAAGGGGGTACGAAGTCATCCATCGGGACAACGAATTTTATGGACTTCCATCGATGGTGGATGAGTTCATTACGCCCGAAGGAGTAGGTGAGTTCGTTAAGTCATTGAATCTGCCACACAAGGTAAGGGACTATCAGTACAAGGGTATCTACGAAGCCCTACGTAATAAGCGTAAGTTACTATTGTCACCTACAGGATCTGGCAAGTCCTTAATGATATATGCACTTACTAGATTTTTTGAGAAGAAGGATTTAAAGACACTCATAGTAGTTCCTACTACATCACTCGTCGAACAGATGTATAAGGACTTTGAAGACTATGGATGGAACTCAGAGTTTCATTGTCACAAAGTATATGCAGGAGCATCTCCTAACTCCAAGAAGAATGTTGTCATAACTACATGGCAGTCAGTATATAAATTACCTAAAAACTATTTCAATGACTTTGGTGCTATCATAGGAGATGAAGCACATCTATTCAAAGCTAAGTCATTGACCAATATAATGAATAAACTATATGACTGTAAGTATCGCGTAGGGTTCACAGGTACCTTAGATGGTACTCAGACTAATCGTTTAGTACTAGAGGGTGTCTTCGGTACGGTTGATAGGGTTACTAAGACAGAGAGGCTTATTGAACAGGGTCATCTCTCTGAGTTTGAGATCAAAGTACTAGTACTCAAACACCCACCACAATTATTTGATACCTATCAGCAAGAGATGGATTATCTTGTTGAGCATGAGGGAAGGAATAGATTCATTCGCAACTTAGTTTGTGATTTGTCTGGGAACACACTTGTCCTGTTCAACTACGTTGAACGGCATGGTATGCCATTATTTGAGTTGATAAATAATAAGGTAGGGAAAGACCGCTTGGTCTTTTTAGTCCATGGAGGAGTGGAAACAGATGACAGAGAAAAGACTAGACAGATCGCTGAAACTACGCAAGATTCAATCATTGTTGCCAGCTATGGGACTTTTAGTACTGGTATCAATATTAGGAATCTCCATAACATCGTGTTCGCAAGCCCCAGTAAGTCCAGAATTAGAAATCTCCAATCCATTGGCAGAGTCCTCAGAAGGGGAGTAGATAAAAAGAAAGCAGTGCTCTATGACATTGCAGACAACATATCTAAAGGAGCACAAAGAAACTATACATTGAACCATCTTGTAGAACGTGTGAAAATATACAATGAAGAAAACTTTAACTATGAGTTCATCGATGTCAGAATCGGAAAGTAAAATGGAACGACCAGAATTTCTCGCCGCTATAAAATTAGTATCGGGTGAGGAAATTCTTGCTGTCTCTACCCATGTACATGATGAAAATGGCGACTATATAATTATAGAGAACCCTATAGAGGTTGAAGAGGTCACACTACAAGGTAATAAACAAGGAGCAAAAGTTTCTCCATGGATGAAATTTTCACGCGAGGAACAATTTATAATTCCTAAAGATAAAGTTATTACTGTTGTCGAAGTAGATACTGAGGTTCAAATATTCTATGCAATGTCTTTAAGGAGACTTAATGGTGACACCATTACAGATGCAGGAAGAATATCTACAGTAGAAGAAGCTCGTATACAACTCAATAAGATATTTAATAAAGGCTAACCCCTTCTGACCTCGCACACTCGTATTGTACAGGGATTTCATAACCTTGTCAAGCCCCCATTGACATTGTGGTGGTTTTGATATAAAATATATGTACACAACCATAAACACATGGCAGTTAGAAAGAAGGTACAGAGTGAGCATTATGTAAATAATAAAGAGTTCCTAGAAGCACTTGTTATTTTCAAAAAGAAGTGTGCTGAAGCGAAGGAAGCGGGTACACCCCGACCTCGCATTAGTAATTACATCGGGGAATGCTTTTTAAAGATTGCTACTCATTTATCATACAAACCAAACTTTGTCAATTACATGTTCCGAGAGGATATGATATGTGATGGCATTGAGAACTGTGTACAATACATAGAGAATTTTAATCCAGCAAAGTCAAACAACCCCTTTGCATACTTTACTCAGATTATATACTACGCATTCCTTAGAAGGATTCAGAAAGAGAAACGTCAGCTAGAGATCAAGAACAAGATTTTAACTAAGTCTGGATATGATCAGGTGTTCCACACCGATGATAAGACAGGTCATTCAGACTATAATACCATCAAGGAGAACGTAGAGATAAGGATTAAGTGACATACCCTGTTACAATTGTAGATGACTTCTTTGAGAATCCTGATCAAATAGTAGAGATGGCAGAGGGGATGAAATACGTCACCCCTGACACAGGTAATTGGCCAGGTACTAGAACAAAGATGATGCACCTGGAGAATGATAGGTTCTTCAATTACTTTGGTGAGAAACTCCATCTATTATTCCATGACCATGCACCTGACTATTGGAACATGCAACTACACTTCCAAAGGATAGAACCTTTTGCGGGTGACAAGTGGGATAGAAGGAATAGAGGATGGATCCATCAAGACATTGACACATTCTTTGGTGGCATAGTATACTTAGGAAAAGATCCTGAACCAGATACAGGAACGTCGATCTATCGTGTCAAGAATGGGTATGCTCTACAGTATGCAGATGAGATATCCATGAAGGAGAAATTATATAGAGGTGAGGAGATTAATATTGATGAGTATAACAGAGCATATGATTCTGCTCATGACCAATACATTGAGACTGTTAAGGTTGAGAATGTATACAATAGGTTTGTAATGTTCAATAACAAAGCTCACCATGGAGTGCAAACTTTTGGAACTAAACCTAGATTAACATTGAATTTCTTTGGTATGGCAATGACTGGTAAGATCCCACCCCTTTTAAAAGCAAGATGAAGATAGCAATAATAACTGATCAGCATTTTGGTGCAAGGAAATCTAGTCGTACCTTCCATGATTTCTTTAAGAAGTTTTATGATAATGTCTTCTTTCCTACCCTAAAAAAACGCGGGATCGATACTGTCCTTGACCTAGGTGATACTTTTGATAACCGTAGGAACTTAGATCTATGGGCTGCTAAGTGGAGTAAGGATAATTATTTTACTAGGTTAAAGGAGATGGGTATTACAATCCATTCTTTAGTTGGGAATCACACTGCGTATTTTAAAGACACCAATAAGGTCAATACACTTGAGAGTGTCCTTGGTGAGTATGATAATATTAAGATCTATGATAAAGCTACTGAGGTTATGATAGGTGGTTTACCTATCCTATTCGTTCCTTGGATCAACAGTGAGAACAGTGATGAGACATATGCTCTCATTGAAAAGAGTGAATGTCCAGTAGTAATGGGTCACCTAGAACTCAATGGGTTTGAGGCACATAGAGGATACATCATGGATCATGGTAATCCTACTTCTCCATATAAGAAATTTGAAAAGGTATTCTCAGGACATTATCATCAGAAGAGTACTAAAGAAAATATAACATACTTAGGTAATCCATATCAGATCTATTGGAATGATTATAACTCTAAACGTGGGTTCCATATCTTCGATACTAATACTCAGAAGCTAGAGTATATACCGAACCCTTATGAAATCTATGCTAAGATCTATTACAATGAAGATAAGTTAAATAGTAGTAGATTTGATTACGCAGATTATACCAATAATTTTATAAAGATTATTGTTGATAAGAAGACAGATTCTAGTAAGTTTGAATTTTTTATTAGTCAGTTATATGCTGCTGGTGTCCATGAGATAAAAGTTATTGAAGACCCTTCCTTTGAACAAGATTTGAACGAAGAGATTGATATCGAAAGGGAAGATACCTTGACTATACTAGAGAAGTATGTTGATGATATTGAACACTCTGATAAACCTGCACTTAAGTCTATTTTAAAATCACTTTATATTGAAGCATTGGAGATAGCATGATGCACATACTGGCGATCAAGGGCAAAGAGAATGAAGGTGCCTATGCCATCAATGCAGAGAATGATAAACAATTAGTCTACATGTTCCTTGACAAAGACGACGCAGTACGCTATGCTGGACTTCTGGAGGCTGATGACTTCCCAGAGATGTCAGTAGTTGAGGTGGATGATAGAGAGATCATTCATGCCTGTGTTACCCATGGTCACGAATACTATGTGGTAACTCCTGATGACATTGTGGTACCGCCTAGAGATTAGATGATCCTTTTTAAATCAATCCGTTGGAAGAATTTTCTATCAACGGGGAATGTATTCAGTGAGATCAAATTAGATTCTAGTCCTGCCACCTTAATCGTTGGTACAAACGGTGCTGGCAAATCCACATTCCTGGATGCCATGTGCTTTGCTTTGTTCAACAAACCTTTTCGTAAAATAACTAAAGGTCAATTGATCAATGCAGTTAATGAAAAGGACTGCTTAGTTGAGGTAGATTTCTCCATTGGTTCCCGTAACTATATGGTACGTCGAGGTATTAAACCTGGAGTATTTGAGATATACCTTAACGATGAGATGCTTAACCAAGAAGCATCTTCCATAGAACAGCAGAAGCATCTGGAACAGAGTATCCTGAGACTGAACTACAAGTCATTTACTCAGGTGGTGGTCTTAGGATCATCTAGTTTTGTTCCTTTCATGCAACTTACACCCCCTAATAGGAGAGAAGTTATTGAAGATCTTCTTGATATTCGTATCTTCTCTACTATGAATAATCTTCTCAAGGAGAAAGCTAAAGGGGTTAAAGAAATTATTAGGGATGCTGAGTATAAGTTTGAACTTATAAAAGAGAAGGTGGAGATGCAGCAAAGGTTTATTGCTGATCTCACAGAACAATCCAGTGCTAATCAAGCAGCAGGTAGAGAAGAGATAGAAGGAATAGAGGGTGAGATATCCCGTCTTATGACTAAGGTTGCTGATGGATTAGAGGTGTCTGCATCACATGAGAAAAGCCTAGATAGTTACGGGAATGTTGAAGAAGAGGTATCACAACTTAGACTATATGAATCTAGGTTTACTGATCGAAAGAAAGCATTCAAAAAAGAACTTAAATTTTTTGAGAAAAATGATAGTTGTCCGACTTGCAAGTCCATCATCACAGAAGATGTTAGAGCTAATAAGAAAGTTGAAATTACTTCGTCCATCGATGAAATAGAGAAAGCATCAGTTGCATTAGATGGTAAGTTAAAATCTATTCTCAACCAAGTGTCTGAGAAGCAATTGGTTATAACTGAACTCATGGGTGTTCAGCAAAAGATTAGTGAATGTAATAAAGAGATTCAGTGGAGAAAGAAAGAGATTAAGAAGATTGAAAAGAAGATGTCTTCTCCTCAGTCTGACAATCTTGATAGAGAGAAGGATACATTAAAAACATTAGCTCATGAAGGGATGGAACTTGGAAGTGAGTTATCTATCAATAAGAGAGTTCGGGATAACCATGATGTAGTTTTTAATATGCTAAAGGATACTGGTATCAAGGCAGGGATTATTAAAAGATACTTACCTGTCATGAATCAGTTAATCAATAGGTATCTTAAGGAACTAGATTTCTATGTGTCCTTTGATCTTGATGAGAATTTTATAGAGACTATCAAGTCTAGGTTCAGAGATGAGTTCTGTTATGCTTCCTTCTCTGAAGGAGAGAAGATGAGGATTGACCTTGCACTTCTCTTTACTTGGAGAACTATTGCTAAGATGAAGAACAGTGCTAACACTAACCTGTTGGTACTTGATGAAATCTTTGACAGTAGTTTGGATACATCTGGTACTGATGACTTCTTAAAGATTTTACATACAGTATCTGATAGTACTAATGTCTTTGTGATATCTCACAAGACTGATGCACTACAAGACAAATTTGCTTCTACTCTTAAAGTTACAAAGCAACAAAACTTCTCAGTTATCACTAGAGAAGAATAAATATAACCACTACCAATTTCTATTATGACATATTCAGGCGGTATCGCTGGTGTTCCAGTACCCAATGGCAATTTAACTTCAGGTAATGCAATACCAGGCAATGATATATCCGATGGTGGACCAGGGTTGGTTCCAGAAAAGATTGAGAATCCAGTACCAGAAGATCAAAGGCATCTATTTGAATCAGGTCACGGAGAAAATCCAACTAAACCCCCAATGAATTATCCTGGTACTGGTGGGTATAATGATCCCAATATGAACCCTGCTACTTCACCTAATGGTGGACTGCATCATCAAAGTTATGTCCAGCATGACTGGAGCAGACAAGACCATCTTGATCTTATTGCAAAGATGGATGCTCTTAATCATAAGTTCGATCACGTTCTTGAGCACTTCCATGCTAATCAAACATGGACTGCTAACCTAGGTGGTGGACACTCTCTCACCTTCAAAAAGGATTCAGCAGGGTAATGTTAATAAATATGACACTGGTGCTACTTGACACAGCCTTGACAGGTGGTGTATTATGGTATGTGTACGCACGTATCTTATGACCCTCAAGTCCCATACGATCGAGAAGAAGAACCCACAGCACAACCAAGAGTGGTCGTGGGAAGAAACACCTGAACTCCTAACTGCTCTGGAGAAGCTCAATGAAAGTTCCCAATTGGCAGCATCACTCAAAGAAGGATGCAAAACGAAAACTAAAACCACAGGCGTTGCGCCAAGCAAGAGCTAGACGCAACCAGTTGATAAAGTGTCTACTCAAGACCTCTTCCAGACGGAAGGGGTCTTATAGTATGTACATACACGAGGAACCCCATGAACTTAGTCAAGGAATCACTAGCAAAATTACTTGCCCAAGAGGACTTGATTGTAGAGCACCGTCAAGTCAGTACCGCCCAGTTCAATGTTGATACTAGAGTATTAACACTCCCACAATGGTCTCACCGTGATAATTCAGTGGTAGATTCCTTGATTGCCCATGAGGTTGGTCACGCACTCTACACTCCTAATGAGTGGGGGTGGGAAGGTGAGGTTCCAATGCAGTTTGTTAATGTATGTGAGGATATAAGAATTGAGAAGTTGATGAAGCGTAGGTACGGTGGTCTTGCTAAGACCTTCTATAAGGGGTATGAGATCCTCTCTGATGAGGACTTCTTTCAGGTTGAGGGTAAAGACCTTACTGAGTTTAATCTTGCAGATAGACTGAATATACATTTCAAGATTGGTAACTTTGTTACTGTTCCTTTTGATTCAACTGAGCAAGAGTTCCTTGATGCTGCTAACAAGTTAGAGAAGTTTGAAGATACTATTTCTCTTGCTAAAAGGATCTATGCATACTCTGCTGCAGAGCAAGAAGCAAAGGATAAAGAGAATGCAGAGGAGAAAGGTGTTCAACAGGAGTTGCCCCTTGATGGACAAGAGGGTGGTGGTGATCAAGAACAAGAGCAAGAAGGAAGACCTGATTTAGGTAAGGATGATACTGAGTATGAAGATCAGCAGTCTGAAGTAGAACAGCATTTAGAGCAGCAACTTCAGGAACAAAATCAAAGTGAGGAAGGTCCTAGTGGTGGCAGTCAAGCAGGTAGGAATGATGGTCCTCTTAAATCTGAACCAAAAGTTACGACTGCTGATCATCTTGAGGAAGCACTTAAAGATTTGGTTAAGAAAGATGCACCTGAACTTAACTATGTTGAAATCCCTAAGACAGTTGGTGATGTTGTAATTTCAAATAAAGAAGTATCTGATGTACTAGATAGCTACTACAGTCAGAAGGAAGAATTAGAATCACAGCAAGATTATGCTGATGAGTATGAATTAATGCTCTCTAGGCAGTACACAAGAAACTTAAGAGGGATTGATGATGAGTATAATAAGTATAAAGTTTCAGCAAATAAGGAAGTCAACTATTTGGTTAAGGAGTTTGAGTGTAAGAAAGCAGCTGACAGTTATGCTCGTGCTACTACTAGTCGCACTGGGGTTCTCGATACAGCGAAGCTTCACACTTACAAATATAACGAAGATCTTTTCAGAAAAGTAACTACTCTTCCTGAGGGTAAGAACCATGGATTAATCTTTAACTTAGATTGGTCTGGGTCTATGCACCATAGCATCAGGTCAACCATGAAGCAGTTACTTACATTAGTATCATTCTGTCGTAAGGTTGGAATTGCTTATGATGTATATCTCTTCTCCGATTCTTATAAGAAGCAAGAACATTACATACATGAGGATGCTTCAGCAGAAGGTAAGATTGTATGTCACAACTTTAATATGGTTAACGTATTAACTAGCAGTGCTAATAATCGTAAGCATGATAGACAAGCAAAGAACTTATTCCGTCTTGCATCTGCTTTTGCTGGCGGTGGTGCTGGTGGTCCTTACCAATTACAATTAGGTGGTACTCCTCTTAATGAAGCAATGGTAGCTATGAATGATATTATTCCTGCATTCCAAAAGCGTACAGGTTCTCAGAAAGTTCATGTTATGAATTTAACTGATGGTGAGGGTTATCCTGTAGGTTATGGTAAGAAGGTTAAGCATTATAGAACTGGTGAGTCAACTGTTATCCGTGGTAGAATTGATCACAACACATTCTTACGTGATCGTGTAACTGGACAGTCACATCAATTCCTTGATGGGTATGATCAGACTAATACTTTCATTACTCAACTTCGTAATAGGTTCCCACAATGTGAGATTATGAACATCCGTCTTCTTAATGGTAACGAGTGGAATAGATTCAAGCGTCAGTGCTTAGGTCATAATATATCAGCGTGGGCAGATGCTGACACTGAGTGGAAGAAGTCAAGGTCATTCATTTGCACTTCTTCAGCTTATAGTGTACAATATGCATTGTTCACTGGTGCTCTTGACAATGAAGTGGACTTTGAAGTACAAGAAGATGCTACAAAGGCACAAATCAAGAGAGCATTTGCTAAGACACTCAAGTCTAAGACAATGAATAAGAAAATTCTTACTTCATTCGTTGAACGTATAGCGTGATGTTCGGTTATCCGAACAGCATGGGGTTGCGTAAACAATCCAAATGCTATATAATATTGTCAGATTGATAAAAGTCTCTGGTAACCCCAGTCGCTTTAATCAATCTCCACGCTTCTACAGTCCTGGTAACCCCAGATCGCTGCCAAGAAACCAAATTCAAACTTATCCCCAAAAGGAAGTATCATGTCTTATTTAAAGCAACAGGA